GGTAGCCACAAACATCAATGCTGGAGGAACGATCAGCTTCTTAGGCTTGGCAGCGATCAACAGACCACGTTCATCATTCCAAGCGGCGATCTGAATAACGGCGGCTTCCAAAGAAGTCTCGTTCAGGTCAGCTGCAACTGATGGAGTGTTGCTGTTGGTACCACCAGACACCAGTGGGTGAGCGGTGCTAAACAAAGCCACGCCGTCACCACCTTGGTAGCCATTGTTGAAACCGTTGTTGATAACGGCAGCAGCTTTGACTTGCTTGGTGTATGCCATAGCACGAGCCAGAGCCTTGGTGTAACGAGCGGACAACGAGTCATACAAGTTGTCTTCGATAGCTTCTTCAGTCAAGCTGAAGCCCAAAGCGATGGTTTCGTGGTTGTAACGAGAAGTCCATGCTTCCTGTGCGTTGTCATAACGGATGGCAGAGCCTTCGTTCTTAACAGGTGCAGCAGAGAAACCAGACAGTTTCGTTTCTTCTTCAAAGCTACGCTCAGATGTCTCTGTTTCGTAGATTTCTTTGTGCTCTTCGCCGTAGCGTGCATACTCCAAACCGAACAAAGCGTTCAGGCCGGGCAGCAATTCCTTGAGCAGTTGTGCGCGTGAAATAGCCATGATTTATCTCCTTAAGCGGCGTAGTAGTTGTGAACGCCAAAGTTCAATTTGACCAGAACTTCTGGAGACTGAACCAAGACAATCGTTGCACCAGCTGAAGGCGTAGTGGTCACAGCAGCACTGATGGTCAGTGTAGTGTTACCAGTGGTGGACACAGTAGCGGCAGTAGCCACGTTTGCGCCAACGCCCAATTGCTGAAGCTGACCACCAACCAATTGGAAGATGTCAGTGCCAACGGGGATCACTTGACCAACAGTCAGACCGGACACAACAAAAGAAGTTGTGGTGGTGCTAACGAAGGTTGCAGAAGTGCTGACCTGTGTATCAGGCACGAGACCCAAGATACGGAAAGCACCGCCAGAACCAACAGCCGTAGTGGTGTTAGCAGCGACCAAACCAGCACCAGAGTTGCCAGTGGTAGTGCTACCAACAGGAGTGTTCTCCACAGCGTTCAAGCCAACCATTGCGGATGGGAACGAAGAGATGACGTTAGAAGAGGACGAAGCCACTGCCACCATCTTGAACACGGTATCAGGATCATCAGCGATGATGGCCTGAATGTCGCCAGCAGCTGTGCTTGCAGGATAGTACTGCGAGAACAATTTCTGCTTAGTTGTAGGGTTTGTATAAGAACAACCCAAGAAGACACCGATGGTGCCCTTAGAGGTCAAGCTAGTGTTAGTAGCTGCCGGAACAACACAGCCAGCCGTAGAGCCAGTAGTGCCGAGAGTGACGAGGTCGCCATAGAAAATGTTGGTGCCGTAGTTATACGCAATCGGGTACTGGCGAGTAGAACCCGCGTAGACCTGACCACCAATCAAGTTCTGTGGCAGCACGCCGTAAGGTGCCGATACAGTTGGATAAGCCATTTAAGACTCCTTGAAGATTTTAAAGACCTTTGCCAAAGCTGCTTGAGGATTTCCGCTCTTGGAAGATTGGCATCCGTGGGTCGCTTTGACGCATCAAGTTATTGTCTACAGCTTCCGTCTGAGCTTGTGTTTGCTTGCCAACAAAAGCGTTGCGCTGTTCCACAAATTCAGTCGGAGTCTTGCAAAGCAACAACCCGCCGATCTCGATGTTGTCCTTGTAACGGGACGCGGGATCAGCTAACAGTTGGAATTTGGGTTGTTCCTCAATACCTACAGGCTCCCAACCTTCTCGTAGTTTGGACGAAAGGTTACGTGGGTAAGCGTTGTTAAGTGTTGAGACGCGAATCCAGCGATAGGCATACCCGGGCTGTCTGTCAGGCTCGGGCAGCAATTCAGGGTTCATCCACTGCTTTGGACGTTCTGCCATCACACGCGTTTCAAGTTCTCTTGTAAGTCTATTTTCAGCCATTTCGGGCCTCCAATTCAAGTTGTGCCTTCACATATTGTTCGGGCGTCAAACCCAGCTTTTTGGCTAGATTTATTTGGCTCTGCTTCATTTTGACCTTGTTGGAGGCCGTACTCCGCGTTGCCGGGGCTACAACAGTTGTGGGTTTTGAGCCAGACTGTTTGCGGCCAGTTTGTTCTTCTTCCACGTCGCCAAAGGCATCGGGGAATCGTTTACGCATTGTTTTGTCTAATGCGCGGTAATAGTCATCAGAACCAACCGGTACGCCAGTTTCTTTAAGCTCTTCATGCAAGCCTAAAGCGTAAGCGGTCATCCCCTTATTCCGACCAAACCAACTGTTGCGTTCTTGCCACGCTTCAGCTTTAGCGTCAGGTCTAGGGGCAGGTTGATACTGTACAGGTTGCTGTTGTACAGGAACTTCTTGCTCTTGTAAAGAGGGCATGCGAAAGTTTTTTGCCTGCATCAATTTGATGTTAGCCAACTGCAATGCCTGTTGAGCTTCCAATAATTTATCGGAATCCCCCGCTTCGTAGGCTTCTTTATAAGCCCGTTTGGCCATTTCCAATTCCATACCAGCGGAGTTTTGGATGGTAGAAGCGTACTCTTTCTCGCCTGTAGTCAGGATTTGCTTGATGCGCTTGTTCTCTTCAAGCAAGCGTTGCGCCAAAGTCACAGCTTCTTGCTGCTCCCGCAGGGCGGACTCTTTCTCACGGCGCTCATCATGCCAAACCTTGCGCATTTGCTTGAGTTTGGTCTTGACGTTATCGTCGTATTGGTCAAGCTCGTCCCGTTCCAACTCCTCAACCAAAGGTTTTGGCAAGGGTTGGCGACCACGATCTTCTACAGGTGCGTCATCTTCAATCTCGATTTCAATCTCGACATTGTTTTTTGTGTCCTCGACTTCGTCGGGGAACTTAAATTCTTCAGCATCTAAAGGCATTTTGTGCTCCTTTACTTACGTTTAATGCCACGAGGATCGTCCACAGTACCATCGACGCTATCGTCGTTAATCATGCGGAATTCCCGTCCGTGGATGACGAGGCGTGAGCCTGCGTTTGGTTTGACAAGGATGAAATCACCCTTCTTGCACCACGGGCCTGTAGGAAACTTGTTCTTGTCCAAGTAGCAGTCTGGCCCCAAATCAACAACAAATAAGACCGTTGTAAGAATCTCTTCGTTGCGCATAGTTTCATCAGCCTTGATAAGGCCAACTTCACTGTCTTCATACTTGCTCTCCGCTTCCGGAATGGCACAAAGGATTTTGTAGCCAGCAGGTCGCGGCAGTTGTTTGCCTTTTTCCTCTGCGGTGGCAGAGAAGTTGTAGGCTCCCACAACTTGGGGGTTGTTGACGTCTGTAGCCAACAGGATGGAATTAGTCATCCGAATGCTCCAAATTTTTAGCGAGGTCTACGATGATTGCGCATGCGGCTTCGAGACCCCGAAGCTGACCGCACACGTACTTGTATTCCTCAAAAGTTGCGCAATTCCCACGGTGCACTGCCTCTTGAAGCATTGCCATACGGTCCTTGTACTCGTTTAAAAGATACTCCAAGTTCTTATCCATTACTCACCTTTCGTCGGTTGTTTGGGTTGTTGCTGACGCATCTGGATGCGCTCCTGCATATGACGCAACTGCTCTTCATGGCTCTTGTTTGACAACTGCGTGAGCACGTCAACACCCAAGTCCATGTACTGCCGCTGCTTGTCATTCTGCATTTGCGCGATGTTTTTAACTGCGTCCACCTTGATGCGTTTGTCATCGGTGGATTGCTGCGCTTGGATGCGCTCTCGCTCGATCTGCTGCTGCGCTTGCTTAAGCTGAATATCAGCCGCATCTTTCTGAGCCTTGCGTTGCTGGTCAGCTTGCTTGATCTGAAGCTCTTGCATCTGCATCTGCACCAGCGGGTCTTGTGCTTGCTTCTGTGCTTGCTGTTGAGTGGCTTCTTGCTGATTCTTCTGGACCAACCGCTGCGCTGCTTGCGCCAGCAGGGGAGCCAACCGCGCCTCGACTTCGGGGTCCATATGCTCATCATCGCCATACTCATCTTTCTGAGGTGGCAGAGGCATACCCAACTCCTGCTCGATCTGGCGGCGATACTCAAAGCCCAAGTGCTCGTTAATGTGAGCCATCATTGTGGACTGCAACTGCTGAGCCATCGGATTGTTCTGGAGCAGCGACTGAATCTTAGGGTCTTGCATCGCAGACATGTGCACAACAATGTGTGACTGGTGATCTTGAGTTAAGAACGCTTTGACAGGTTTGCCCGACAGCACGTTCTGGTTCTCCGTCACAGGGTCGGTTGGCCGCATGTCTTGGTCCATCGGCACAAGTTTCTCGACGTCCTTAACACCCAACACCTCCAGCATCTGTCGATTGAGCAAGGGCAAGTTGTAGAGTTGTGGCGACTGCTGGGCCAACTGCATCACGGCCTGATATTGCACGATCTTCTGCGCCATTGTTGAGGCGTTTGGATCGCTGACCGGGATGACATCCACATCGTCATAGTCACTGCGCTTGGCTCTAGCCGAACCCTCGACTGGCTCGTAGTCGTAATCTTCTGGGGTGTACGCAGCGATGATCTCTTTGAGCAAACCCAACTCTTGCTTCATGCTGTAGTGCACGCGGGCTTGAATAGCCGACATGTTCTTCAGCGTGCGCTCAAGGATAGCCAACGTAGTGCCCACAGGTGCGTTTGCACTCATGTCACTCACATCCAAGTCGGTGGAGTTAGCGGCGCGGCGACCCTCGTCCACGATCTGACCCAAGAGAGCCATCAAAGTCTGACTTGGCTCTTTATATGGCAGAGGCAACAAGTTATCGCGCAGTGCACCACTTGGCACGTCCACATCGCGCCACTCGCCGGGGGAGATCGGTGTATCGTCACCCTTTACACGCAAGCCACGGGTTTTAAAGCCGCCGGGCAGGTTAGACAGCGTACCTGCATCAACCAACTGACGGATCAGTGAAGTGCTGGATTTGGCAAATGCGCCGATCAGGTGGATCAGGCCGAAATAGTAAAAGCCAAAGCCGGGCACGTAGCCGTAGTGCACAAAGTGCTGGCGCTTCTGGTACGTCTCATCATCAGGCTCCCAGTTGCGGCGGATCGCCAAAACTTTGCCGGACCCCTTCTCAAGCGTTACCACGTATGGCAGTGCGATACCGGTCGGGTTGCCATCCTCATCTTTGTGCTCGTAGCCAGCAAGATCAATGTCCACGTGCATCTCAAGAATCTTATAGCGGTCATCACTTGTGGCTCTGAAGCCCAACTTCTCCGCAATCTTCTTCTCAACTTCATCCAACATGTTGTTGGGCGTGCCCAAGTCGATGTCCCGGTAAAACCCAGCTACTTGCAGCTTGGTCAAATCGTTCTCGGTCTTGCGCATCACGTGAGTTACACGCTCGGCAGACTCCAAATTACTCGCGCCGTAGGGCACAACGATGTCTTCTGCGGGGACAAAGAGCGAAACCTGACGGTCAAGGTTAGGGTCAAAGTAGACTTTCTTGAACGCATTACCCGACAAACCCAAGCCCCACAGCATGCGCTCGTGCTCGGGGCGGTACTCTTTCATCTCAATGGTCAGCTTGTAGTTCATGTCGTCTGCGACACGCACGGCTGATGCCTTCTTGGCTGGAGTCTCTCTACCCTTGATCTTTGTCTTCACAGGACCAGCAGCTGGGAATGTAGCCATCATGGTCTCAGACTGGAACTTCACCAGCGCCTCAGACAACATCGGGTGATACACACCGCAAGCACCTTCCCAAGGCTCGGCCCGCTCCTCAATCTTCATACCCAGCAACTCAAGGCCATCCACATAAGTCTGCATCCAGTCTTTGCGACTGCTCACGTCGTCGCCATAGTCAGACAGCAAGTTACTAGACAGGGACTCTAATACCGACTCTGATACATCTTCTGCAAGGTTGGCGTTGAAGTCATCTTCCGACTCCCCGTCAGGCTTGATCTCAATCTCCATCCCATCCATACCGATGCGCACGGCCTCGGGGTCTTCGATCTCAATCTCAATGTCAGGCTCAGTATCCGCCTGCGCCATCAAATCTTCAATCCCTTGGGGGGCCGCATACAGTGACTTTTCAATTGCCATAATTCACCTCAATAGTATTCCCGCTTGCGTCGAAACTCGCGGGGGTCGTCTTGTTCATCGGAGTCTAATTGAATGAAGCCGCCGCGCCGGTAGCGCAGTAGTGCCTGACTCATCGAGTCCACCATGTCGTCATGCTCGCCTGACGGGAAGCTGGCTACTTCTTCTACCAGTTCTTCCGCCCAGTGCGTATTAGGCACCCATACTCGCCCAGATGCAAATAGGTCAGCCACAGCATTCAACCGTGCTATTTTGTCATTACCTTTGCTTGGTGTGAACTCTTGCACGGGGATACCCATGGCCCGAAGCTCAAAAATAAGTGGGCTTCCCGCCGCTTTGGCTTCCACAATGCACGAATCTGGCTCCCATTCTTTGTACTCTTCGTAAGCCCGGGCCTTGAGTTCTGGAAACTCCATGCGCTTTTTGAACGCATTGAGCAAGATAATATTGGACTGCGGCCTGCCCGTGTCATCATCTTTGTGAAACACACCCCATGTTGTGCACGCGCTGTAGTCGGCCCGCTCTGACTTAAGAAACGCCGTATCCCATGACTGAATCACAAAGTCGCAGTATGGTGGGCTGTCATCTTCCCAAGTCTTCCACCACTCTCGCTTGATAATCGCACTGACATCGGACGTGGGCTGCTGCATGTACTGCGCCATCCACTTACCCGAAGGCAATTCATTGCGCAGGGACTCCAATTCTTTAATTGACCAGAACCCGGGCCACAGCGGCCTGCCCGAAGGCAAAATGGCTGGAAACTCAATCACGCGCCACTCATCTCCGTCACGCTGGGCAGCAGCTTTGAGCGCTTGGCCGGTCAAGTCCTTCTTAGACCAGCGCGTCATCACAATCACAATGGCCCCGCCCGGCTGGAGACGCTGACGCGGACCTGACGTATACCACTCATACGTCTTGTCGTAAATCTCGGGGTTGGTTTCCGCTATGGTTGCTTCTTGTTCCGAGTGAGGGTCGTCAATAATGAGGATGTCCGCGCCTTTACCCGTAACCGCGCCACCCACACCAATCGCAAAATAGTCTCCACCATAGTTAGTCGCCCACCGGCCAGCAGCTTTAGAGTCAGACTGTAGTGAGACTTCCGGAAATATGTCTTTATAGCGGTCAGAATCAACGAGGTTCCTCACTTTCCGGCCAAAACCCACCGCCAATTCAGCAGTGTGGGACGTCTGAATCACCTTTTTGCCCGGGTACATCCCCAAAAACCACGCTGGAAGCAGGTAACTGGCGAACTCAGACTTGGTATGCCGTGGCGGCATGTTAATAATGAGCCGTTTGATCTTGCCCTCGGCCACTTGTTGGAAGGCTTCTGCCATCTTCTCGTGATGCCAGCCATGAATAAAGCTCGGCCAAACGTATTTAACGAAGGCCATGAAGTCATTTGCTACAACTTCTTTAGTTTTGTTCCTTCGAGCCTCTGCAATTAACGCACCGACCTTTTGTTTGGCGGCATCCGGCAATGTCGGCAGTAGTTTTTCTGCTTGGGCCAGCAATTCAGGACTCATTTTTGTCCCCTTCTTGCACATTTACGGGGCCAAGTTCCTCATCCATGTCGATTTCTGCAATTGATTTGGGTGTTTCCTTGGGCGTCACGTCAATTACTTCGCCTGTAAACAACTCCAGAGTCTTCTTAAGCTCTGCTTCGATGTCACTCATGGTCCGGTGCGTCACGGTAATGTCGATCCGCTCACTGAACAGCCCCACATTTGACACTTTGCCCAGCAACTCCAGCGATTTCAAACGCACTTTGGGGTCCGGGTCTGCCGTTTCTGCGATCAATTTGTTGGTCACGTAATTACGCAGCCTACGCCCCACATCCAAAACCTCTTG